AATATGATATGCAGATGCATTTCAGAAATACGGATGCAGATGCTTCTCTTGATACAAGTGGCGACGTGTTTGAGCCTCTCTACTGGTTAGATATTAAGGCGACACCGAAAATGCCGACAGAGTATCATACGAGCCTTGGAATCAAGAGAGAAAAGCGCCACTTGGCCGAACTTCAGAAGTTCTTTGAGTTTATTGAGAGTAATAAACGAAACCTATTTGATCTCTGTGGATTCAAGGGAGAACGGCAAGGAAATCTTTGAGGGGGATATACTATGTGATGAAGGCATTGAACAAGAAAGCCAGTTCGTTTATGTAACAGTGTCATATAGAGAAGGTATGTGGGTATGTGACCAGATTACAGATGAACTTTGTGGATATGGTGGAGCATTGAATGAATTTAATAATGATTACTCTATTATAGGCAACATCTACGAAAATCCAGAGCTTTTGGAGGATAAATAATGAACGAGGAGATGGAAAATGAGAATTAAAACATTAATGGGAACAATCATCAATGTTGACAAGATAAAGCGCAGTATCACAGTTGAGGGTATTGAATTAGGCTCAGATTGTCGTGCGCTGACCTCTCACGGCCGTGAAGCGTATCCCAGCTAATACAGTTGGAGTTAAGGTTAGCGCAATTGGAGGTGTGCAAGAAAATACCCTGCAAACAGGATATCATCTAAAAATGCCATTTATTGATAAAGTCTACACCTTATCGACATCTGTTCAAACAAAAACAATGGAGAAAATCACGACTCAGACAAAAGATGGTCAATGGTTAAATACTAATATAGATGTGAAATATCGTGTCAACAAGGAAAAAGCCATGACGGTATTCTCTAACTACACTACCTTGGAAACAGTAAATGATAGTGTAGTATCTCCAGCGGTTCAACGTGCTATAGAATCGGTAACAGGTAATTACGATATCTATGATGTACTTGGTGACAAGCGTACTGAAGTCTATGAGGCGATTGATAAAGCTCTAAAAGAAAAATTTGAGTCTTACGATTTGGAGTTTGTATCCTTTACCATCACAGACCAAGATGCAGGAGATGAGATTGAAGCAGCAATCAAAAATGAATCGGTCAAACAGAAGGAAATAGACACTGCAAAACAAGAACAGGAAAAGGCTAAAGTTGAAGCTGATACTAAAAAAGTTCAAGCTCAAGCAGAAGCAGACGCAGGTATCATCAAAGCAGAAGGTGAAGCCAAGGCCAACAAAGCTAAGTCAGACTCAATCACAGATAATCTTATCCGAATGAAAGAAGCAGAAGCCAGAGAGAAGCATGGCTGGGTCACTGTTAACGGTGCAGGTAGTGTGATCACGAATAAAGAATAAAATAAAAAAGCCAAGGCACTCTCTGCCTCAGCTATAATCTCAATAATATTATTATATCACAAAAGGAGATAGAGAGTGAACAAGGCTAAAGAGTTATTGAAAGAATTACAAGACCTTGACATGGACATCCAAAGCCGTATAGATGAAATCAATGAGCTTGAGGCAGGTTTGCTCTCAAGTCCTAAGTGGTCAGGTGTCAAAGTCCAAGGTGGACAGACTAGAAAAGTTGATGATGTCTATACTCAGTTGGTAGTGATGAAAGAGGCTATAGAGCAAGATACTAAAGTGGTCATTAACAGAAAACTTGAATTAGGTCGAATAATCAATAAGTTAACAAATCCGAAGCATCGGACAATTTTGAGAATGACATATATTACTAAAACGTATATCGAGGATATTTGTGATAAGTTATCAATCAGCAAGAGCTCGTATTACAGCATGCGTAAGGTTGCTATTGAAGAGCTGGAGGTAATTTTGGAATAATTTGGAATAATTTGGAATTTCTTGAGTTATCTTGAGAATATCTTGAGAATATGTGTTAATCAAAATAATCTTGATGTGCACTGTAATGATAATCTGTTAGAATGGTAGTGTCAAGAATTGAAAAGAGAGGTCTCAGAATTTGGTAGATGGTTACCTGAAATCAGGGTGTCGTAAAGGCGTTGAGGGTTCGAGTCCCTCCCTCTATTTCGTTCATTGACGTCTCCTTTATACTTTATTATATTTTTCCGAGGCTTCGGTCTCGTTTTGGCGGTGACAGGTAAGTGGTTTATTTCCTCTGTTCTCTAATCCTTCGGTTCGATTCCGGACATCGCCGTTAAAGACTACAAAAAATAAAAAAGGAAAACTTTCAAATTGATTACTAATTAACACGCAAGGTAGTAGTCGCCTGGCAGTTGGAACGTAGCTAAGTTGGTGGAGCGATATGACTATAAAGGGTCTGAAACGTAGGCAGGTTCGAGTCCTGTCGTTCCAATTGTATCTCTGTGAGTAGCTATCACAATAGGGGTACAGGGCGGTAATTAGATTTAGGCTGATTAACCTGTAGGACAGAGATAAAGTAGCGCTATATAAGGCTCTGGTGGGGGAGGCACCCACTTACCGCATACAGTCACTCTTTGAGTGGCTTTTTTTGATTTACAAAACGGACAAATAGGAGGTAATAGGTTGGGCAGAGCACGAGACCCAAACCGAGATAAAGCTTTTGAGATTTATAAGCAGAATAACGGAAACATCACTAACCGCAAGATTGGTGACATGTTGGGTGCGCCTGAAAAAACCATCTCAGTTTGGAAGTTAAGAGATAAATGGAGTGAATGTAGTACTTCAAAAGATGAATGTAGTACTACAAAAAGGAAACGGGGAGCGCCGAAAGGCAATAAGAACAGCAAAGGCGGAAGTATAGGCAATCAAAACGCCCTTAAACATGGTCTGTTCGCTAAGTATCTACCGCAAGGAGTACATGAGATATACGAGCAACTGGCAGATAAGCAACCAATTGATATTCTTTGGGAGAACATTCAACTAACCTATGCTAATCTTTTACATGCCCAGCGCATTCTGTACGTTCAGAACGTTGGAGATACTACGACTATGCTTATTGCAAGCACAGCAAAAGGCGGAGAAAGCTATGAAGTTCACACTGCTTGGGATAAGCAGGGTAAGGCTTTAGCTGCAATTGCAAGAATACAGTCAGAACTTAGAAATATGATTAAAACATATGATGAATTGACTCGCTCAAGCCTTGCTACAGAGGAGCAGAGATTGAGAATTGAGATTCTGAAATCTAAACTACCAGAAGACAATACTGAAAACGTACATGATGATGGCTTTATTAAATCTCTAGAAGGGGTGGTTGAAGAAACTTGGCTAGATTAAGAATGCAAACCAATACATTCAAATTTCAACCTTTTAGCAAAAAGCAAAAGAAAGTGCTAACTTGGTGGCTTTGGAACTCTCCAGTTCATGAGTCGGAAGGCATTATAGCTGATGGTGCTATCCGTTCTGGCAAGACTGTCTCTATGAGTCTAGCTTTCGTTATCTGGGCGATGACGTCATTCAATCATCAGAACTTTGCGATGTGCGGAAAGACAATTGGCTCTTTTAATCGTAACGTCCTAAAATTGTTGTTGGTTATGATACAGTCAAGAGGTTTTAGCTACGTCTATCATCGGACGGATAACCTGATAGAAATCACAAAAGGCGATGTGTCGAATGATTTTTATATTTTCGGCGGTAAGGACGAAAGTTCACAGGACCTTATTCAAGGTTTAACGCTGGCAGGTATCTTTTTCGATGAAGTAGCGCTTATGCCTGAGTCCTTTGTTAACCAAGGCACAGGACGGTGTTCTGTGACAGGTTCTAAGTGGTGGTTCAACTGCAACCCAGATGGGCCTTATCATTGGTTTAAAGTTAACTGGATAGACAAAGCGGAAACAAAGAATATGCTTTATCTGCATTTTGATATGGACGACAACCTTTCTCTTTCAGAGAACATCAAGAAGCGTTACAAAAGCCAATATCAAGGTGTTTTCTATCAGCGCTATATACAAGGTCTTTGGACGGTGGCAGAAGGTATTGTCTACGATATGTTTAGTAAGGATAAACATGTTGTATCGACATTGCCAGAAATGAGCAAACTAGGCAAATATGTTTCGGTCGACTACGGTACGCAAAATGCGACCGTTTTTCTTTTGTGGGAAAAAGATATCAATGGCAAGTATTACTTGACAAGAGAATATTATTACTCAGGTCGTGACGAGAACGTACAGAAGACCAATGCTGAGTACGCTGATGATCTAACTGCTTGGCTGGGAGATACAAGTATTGAACGAATCATTATTGACCCGTCTGCAGCTTCATTCATTGCCGAATTGAAGAAGCGAGGATATAAAATCAAAAAAGCTAGAAATAATGTCCTTGAAGGCATTCGTTTTGTTGGTTCTATGCTGGGCCAAGAGAAAATAGCAGTACATGAGAGTTGTGTGAATACGCTGAAAGAGTTCCACGCTTATGTCTGGGATGAGAAAGCCTCGGCAAATGGTGAAGATAAGCCTATTAAGCAATTTGACCACGCAATGGACGCCCTGCGTTATTTCTGCTACACAGTATTATTCAAGTCAGGAGGTATGACTGTTTGGAAATAGAAGTAATTAAAAAAATAATCTCGTCGCAGATGGTTAAGCACGGAAAGTTTGTCTCACAAGCAGCTGAAGCTGAGAAATACTATCGTAACGAGAATGATATTAAACGAAAGCGTAAGCCTGCCGATAAGAAAGGCGCTGAGAATGAAGCAAAAGCAGAAGATAATGCGTTTCGTAATGCTGACAACCGTATTAGTCACAACTGGCACCAGTTATTGCTTGACCAGAAAAAGGCTTATGCGTTGACCTATCCGCCTACCTTTGATGTGGACGATAAAAAGGTAAATGATATGATCGTGGATGTCTTAGGAGACGATTATGAACGTATTAGCAAGCAACTATGTGTGAATGCAGGAAATGCTGGCATCGCTTGGCTTCACGTTTGGAAAGACGCTAGTGATAACTCGTTTAGATATGCCTGCGTCGACTCAAAAGAAGTAATACCAATCTATTCAAAATCCCTGGATAAGAAGTTGGTGGGTGTACTGCGAGTTTACTCTAGCATTGATGAAACAGATGGTAAGAATTACACTGTTTACGAATACTGGAACAACAAAGAGTGCTCTTTCTATCGTCATGAAGAAAATAAGCCTCTGGAAGAATTAGAGACATTCCAAGCAATCTCTTTGATTGATACCATGAATGGCGACCGCTCAAGTGACAATAGTTTCAAACATGATTTCGGCCTTGTTCCTTTTATTCCGTTCAAGAATAACGAAATTGAGACCAATGACTTGAAGCCAATCAAAGACCTAGTTGATGTTTATGACAAGGTTTTCAGTGGATTTGTCAATGATACAGACGATGTTCAAGAGGTTATCTTCGTCCTTACAAACTACGGTGGGCAGGACAAGCAAGAGTTTCTAGAAGATTTGAAACGCTACAAGATGATTAAGATGGACAACGACGGTATGGGAGACCAATCGGGTGTTACAACTATTGCGATTGATATTCCAACCGAAGCGAGAAATCTGATTTTAGAGCGGACTAAGAAACAAATATTTATCAGTGGCCAAGGGGTTAACCCTGAAACAGACAAATTAGGGAACAGCTCTGGCGTTGCCTTGAAGTTTCTATATTCTCTTTTAGAGTTAAAAGCTGGGAACATGGAAACTCAGTTCAGAAGTGGATATGCCACGCTTGTTAAGATGATTTTGAAACATCTAGGACTGTCTGACAAGCTCAAAATCAAGCAAACATGGACACGGAACTCAATCAATAACGATACAGAAATGGCTCAAGTGGTTTCTACTCTTGCAACTATCACATCAAGAGAGAACGTAGCTAAATCGAATCCAATTGTAGAAGATTGGCAGGATGAACTACGCTTGCAGAAAGCTGAACAAGAGGAACAATCTGAAAAACTCTACGATATGGAAGAGGTAGAGCATGAGTCGGAAACTGAATAAAGAAGAGAAAATAGCCTTTATCGAATCTCTTGACGACCTCAATCGAGAAGAGAAAGACAGATTGCTATATGAGCTGGCTCAGATTGACGACCTCAGCGAGATAATAGACTACATCGATAATTTATACCACCGAACACTAAAACGCATTACAGGGCGTTTAGAGGCGTTTGAGAGAGTGCCTAAAAATCGTAGTGATATATTGCCATTTTATTTGTTATCTCTGACTAAGGCTGACCGATTAAAAACCAAGCAAGAGATTGCTGGCTTTGTTAAGAAACATCCTGATTTAACAGAGTGGTCAAGGTCAATAAAGGTCAAAACAAATGCAGATGCCTTGTTTGCTGGTGTTGAGATGGATATCGCTGAAATGACTGGAAAAATCAACAAGCGAATAGAAACACATCTCAAGCAAACCTACCAAGAAACCTACTTAAATCGTGCTTACAACTACCATAAGCAGACCAAAAGAGAACCGAATTTCAAGCCTGAGCGCCTAGAAGAAGAGTATCTTCAAAAGGCGATCAACGAAAACTTCAAAGGCAAGCGGTTCTCTGAGCGTGTTTGGGGTAGCAATATGGACGAACTGGTTAATAGAGTAGAATCGCTTGTAACCAACGATTTAAACCGAGGCTATCCGATAGACCAGTCCAGTAAACTTCTGGCAATTGAGTTCGAACGTGCTCGTAATCGTGCAGTAACTGTTTTACAGACGGAAACGAATGGCATACAGGCTCAGGCAACGTTAGATGAATACCAAGACGACAATATCAAGAAGTACAGGTATCTAGCGACCTTAGAGGTTCACACATGCCCTATTTGTGGCGAGTTAGACGGTAAGATATTTCTTGTTAAGGATGCAGAAAAAGGCGTGAATTATCCTACTATGCACCCTCATTGTCGGTGTACGACGGTTCCTGCGTTAGAAAAAGGTGGGAAACGCTATGCAAGAGACATTGAAACAGGGAAAGGCTATGAGGTTGAAAGTGGTCAGACCTTCAAGGATTGGCGAAAGCAACAACTTGATAGGTATGGCCAGACTGCTATCAAGGACAAGCTACAAGCTGAACGATTGGAAAAGGACAGAGTCCGCAGAACCAAGGAGCAGTTCATAGCTTATAGGCAGGTTTTAGGCTCTCAAAATATGCCCAAAACATTTGCAGGCTTCTATGATTTGAAGTATAATGATGTTGAGGGATACAAGGAACTAAAAGACCGCATCAGATGGGCAAAGTCCAAGTTTCCTACTGAGAAATCTTTAAATGGACATTTCAAAGATCATGGGGAAGAATTTGGAGCGAAAAGTCCGGAAGAATACCAACAATTGGCTAGAAATTTATTATCTTCTGTTGTCTCTAAAAATATTATAGGTTATGATACTGGAGAAAGAAGAGTTCGATTTAATCGAGAAACGGGGACAATTGCGATTGGGAAAAGAAATGCCTCAGGAAAAGTGAGAATAACAACTATGTTTAAGCCAGATGATGGAGAGGAATATTACCATGACGACTATGAAAAAGAATATAATAATGGTTGATGGATGGGAACATGTGAATTGTCCTGTGTGCGGAAATTTAGTAGAAACTTATGATATTTGTGATGTTTGTCATTGGCAGAATACGGGAGCGTTTAATATCGATGGCGGTCCTAATAAAATGACACTTGCGGAGGCCAAAGAAGCTTACGCAAAAGGCTTACCGATTAGATAATTAAGCACCTAGAGAAATCTAAGTGCTTTTCTTATGCTTAGAAAGGAGCGAGAAATGAAATACCGTAAAAAACCAGTAGTGATTGAGGCTGTACAGTTTACAGATACGGAAGAATCAATTTTGGAGTTATCAGAATTAGGATTAGATCCAGTTCGTGTTGATTATGCTGATTTGGATAATCCAGTTCTAAAAATAGAAACGCTTGAAGGATTGATGGTTGCAACAGAAGGTGACTACGTTATCAAAGGTGTACAAGGTGAATTTTATCCATGCAAACCTGACATCTTTAAAGAAACATATGAAAAAGTAGAGGAGTAAAAACATGTTTATCTGGGATTGGGTATCAACTTTACTAGGTTGGATTATATTTTTTGCATTAATTTTGTTCGTAATAATTAAATTATTCGAAGTAATCTCGGCAGTAATTTCAACTCTAAAAGTCGGAATTGAATACAGAAAGAAACTGAAACAATTGAAAAATAAATAACCTAACCGCGTCGAAATCGAGGCGGTTTTCTTATGCCCTGAACATGGCGTTAAAAGGTTCAAACATTGGACAAGTCCGTAGTCCTAACAAAAGCGGAGCGACTGGTGATGGAGAACACCTAAAAAGCCTAGCGTAGAGGAAAGGATTTTCAAAATGAAAAAAGAACAACTGGCAAACATCGGCTTAACTGAAGACCAAATTTCTCAAGTCTTCGCTTTGCATGGTGCGGATATCCAAAAGTTTAAGGATGATGTGGCAAGTAAAGAAAGCGAATTAGAGAGCGTTCGTGAACAGCTGACACAACGTGACAAAGACTTGAATGATTTGAAGAAAAAAGGCGCAGATGTTGAAGATATTCAGCAAAAGCTAGAGGACTTACAAGCTAAGTACAAACAAGATACAGAAGCGCTTGAGATGAAACTAGCGGATGAGAACAAATCCCGCTTAATCGATGCTGAGTTGACAAAAGTTGGCGTTCGAGACGCAGAAATTTTTGAAAAAATCTTAAACAAAGACGAAATCTCTGTAAAAGATGGCAAATTGATTGGCTTGACTGAGCAAATAGAGGCTCAGCGTGCCAAGAGTCCATATCTCTTTACCGGGGAAAAACAAGCCCAATATGAGCCAAAGCAAGGCGATGGGCAAGGTGCTAATTTAGGGAATTGGGAAACTGCTATGAGCAATCCTAACTTCAACCTAACTCAATTTTTAGAACAACAAGGAGAAAATAACTAATGGCTAATGAACTTACAAAAATTCTAGACACGATTACACCTCAACAGTACAATGCATACATGCAACAGTACACAGCTGCTAAATCTGCTTTCGTTCAAAGTGGTATTGCAGTATCAGACGAGCGTGTCTCTAAAAACATTACATCTGGTGGGCTTTTGGTCAACATGCCTTTCTGGAATGACCTTACTGGTGATTCTGAAGTTCTCGGAAACGGCGACAAAGCCCTAGAAACAGGAAAAATTACTGCTGGAGCAGACATCGCCTGCGTTCTTTACCGTGGACGTGGTTGGGCTGCTAACGAATTGACTGGTATTGTAGCCGGTTCTGACCCAGTACGTGCTATCTTGAATCGTATCGGTGCTTATTGGCTACGTGAAGACCAAAAAGCCTTGATTGCTACCTTGAATGGTATCTTTGCTACTGGAACAGGTGGTGAGAAAGGTGCGCTTGAAGAAACTCACGTATCAGATCAATCAAAAGCGTCTACCGGTATCGATGCAGCTATGGTACTTGACGCTAAACAATTGCTTGGAGATTCTGCCGATCAAGTTACTGCTATTGCTATGAACTCTGCAGTTTATACAAAACTACAAAAAGATAACTTGATTCAATACATCCAGCCAACAACTGCGACTATTAACATTCCAACCTACCTTGGTTACCGTGTCATTATCGATGATGGTATTGCACCAACTGGTGATGTGTATACATCATACCTTTTCCGTACTGGTTCAATCGGTCTTAACACAGGAAATCCATCAGGATTGACTACGTTTGAAACTTCTCGTGAAGCTGCTAAAGGCAACGACATGATTTACACTCGCCGTGCCCTTGTTATGCACCCATACGGTGTGAAATGGACTGGCGCAGAAGTGGCTGAAGGAAACATCACTCCATCAAATGCTGACTTGGCTAAATTCAAGAACTGGCAACGTGTTTACGAGCCTAAGAACATCGGTATTATCGCTTTGAAACACAAAATTGGCAAATAGATTGGGTAACAGAATATGATTCAAGAATTGAAACAAGACAACACAATGTACTTGATCTCATGCGTTCGGAAAATGCGTCAGGATAATTATTTCAAAGATATGGAAGTTCTTCACTACGCTTTGACCCAAGCAGAAAACGAGATTTTGAATTATATTCACCAAGACAGTGTGCCTGGACGTTTAGAGAACGTATGGATAGACATGACCAACGACTTACTGGACAAGGTCAAGGAGCAAAGCGTTCTTGCTGAAAAAGCTGACGCAGACGACTTTTTGGTTAAGAGTATCAAAATGGGTGATACGACAATCGAAAAGGTTAGTCCTTATGAAATGATTCAACGAATGAAACAAGTACCGTCATCACTTGAGCGCTACAAGCGTCAGTTGAATCGTTTTAGGAAGCTACTATGACCGAATATGCTAAGACAGTCTTTGATTGCTTGTATGACTGTAAAATGACGGTAAAAGGTTATATAGAGCAAGAGGTAGACGGTTTGACCAGTATGTCAGAAAGCGTGCTATTAGAGGACATTCCTTGCAGGATTTCGCAAATGAGCAATAGTTCAACGAACGGGAGCGACTATCAAGCCAATGGCTACGATATGAAACTCTTTTGCTCTGTTGTCTATGATATCCCTGCAGGTTGCAAGATTGAGGTGACTGATAGAAATGGGCACGTTAAAGTGTTTACACGGTCTAATGTGCCTATTGATCAGTATTGGTCACATCAAGAAATTGCTATAAAGCTAGAGGGCAAGTCATGAGTGGCAGTTTTGATTATCGTAGTTTCGCTAAGTTTGCTAACAACTTCAACAGAAATGTGAATCATGCGAAAGTAGACCGATTCATGAGGCAAACCTTGAATTACGAAGGTACAGAACTAAAGTCCAAAGTGAAGGAGAGAACGCCTGTCGGTGTTTATACGGATCATTGGGTGGAGTTTACTACCAAAGATGGTAAACACGTCAAATTTTGGGCAAGTGCTCATGGAAAACAAGGTGGAACCTTGCAAAAAGGCTGGTCTAAAAGCCATATTGAAGTATCTGGACTGACTTATAAGCAGAAAGTTTATAACAAGGTCTACTATGCCCCACACGTTGAGTACGGGCATAAGACGGTCAATGGTGGCTTTGTTCCAGGGCAGTTTTTCCTTCACAAAACGGTTGAAGATACTAAAAGCGATATGGAAAAGCGTGTCCGTGATAAGTATGATGGCTTTATGAGAAAGGTAGTGTTAGGAAATGGCAAATAAAGGCTTTCGGTTAGTCGAGGAGTTAGTTAGTCACATTAAGGGATTATATCCTGACATTAGGATTTATCTGGATGAAGTAGAGCAAGGTTTTAAGGAACCTTGTTTTTTTATCCATGTGGTTGATACAAAGTACACTCCAGAGGCCAATAAGTATGTGAAAGTACGTTCTAAAGTGGATTTGTCTTATTTTCCTCCTAAGAAAAAGCGTAGCGAGTGTTTAGCAATGCAAGAAGAATTGAGCTATAAACTCTTGCACTTACCGACGATTCATTTATTTGACCGTCAGTATGAAGTGGTTGACAACGTTCTGCACTGTATTTTTAACGCAAGCACACGCTTGAAGTTAGAAGAGGAAGATATCAAACAACGTGAATTGAAAGTGAAAGAAGAGGTGAAAGATGGATAATGTAGACGGAATTGTGTTCCCTACTGCGGACATTTTGGAAAGTAGCGCTTTTACCAACGGAGAAAAAGACATTTTGGGGGCTATTTTAGACCCAGAAGAGTCTTATAGTTTGGAAGAAGCACGAGCAAAACTAGAATACGAACTAGGAAGGAAGATTAAGTAATGGCAGGTGGAATTTGGAAACGCCAAAATAAAGTAAGACCAGGTGCTTACATCAACGTCAAATCAAAAGACATTGCAATGACACGCCTTGGCGGTGATGGTGTCGTAACAGTGCCGCTAGCACTCAGCTTCGGTGAGTCAAAGAAATTGATGAAAATCCGACGTGGCGAAGACCTATTTAAAAATCTAGGGTATGAGCAAGAAAGCCCACAACTCTTGTTGCTGAATGAAGCATTCAAACGTGTTAGTGAAGTCTTGCTTTATCGTCTGAATACAGGCGAAAAGGCAAACGTAAGCCTTTCAGACAACGTAACGGCTCAAGCTAAATATAGCGGTGTCCGTGGAAATGACATCACAGTAACAGTTAAAACAAACGTAGACGACCCAAGTTCATTTGATGTTGTCACATTCCTTGGTACGGTTGTTATGGATTCGCAAACTGTAAAAGTTTTGGCTGATTTGAAAAACAATGATCTAGTTGAGTTTTCAGGAACAGGCGAACTGCAAGCAGTGGCTGGTGCTAAATTAACTGGCGGTACTGATGGAACAGTATCAACGCAAGACTACTCAGAATACTTCAAAGCACTTGAAACAGTTGAATTTAACTATATGGCCTTGCCAGTAGAAGACGCTTCTATCAAGAAGGCGGCTATCAACTTTATCAAACGTATGCGTGAAGATGAAGGGCTTGGTGCTCAATTGGTTGTTGCAGACTCAGACGCAGACAGTGAAGCGGTCATCAACGTTAAAAACGGTGTTATCTTGTCTGATAAGACGGTTATTGATAAGACTAAAGCGACGGTATGGGTTGCAGCAGCAAGTGCAAATGCCGGTGTTGAAAAATCATTGACTTATGAGAAGTATGAAGACTCTGTTGATGTTGTGGGTCGTTTGAGCCATACAGAGACGATTGCTGCTCTTCAAAAAGGACACTTTGTGTTCACGAACAAACGTGATAGAGCAGTTGTTGAAAAAGATATCAACTCACTTGTAACTATCACATCAGAAATTAATCAAGATTTCCAAAAAAATCGTATGCTTCGAACCTTGGACGATATTAGAAATGATACAAAGCATGTATTTTCTGAATATTTCCTTGGAAAAGTTGACAACAACGAAGATGGACGTCAAGCGTTCAAGGCGAACCGTATTCGTTACTTCAAAGACCTTGAGGCTCGTGGCGCTATTGAAGACTTCAAAGTTGAAGACATCGAGGTGCTACGTGGTGAGTTGAAAGAGTCTGTAGTGGTTAACGTTAAAGTTAAACCAGTGGACAGCATGGAAAAACTGTATATGACAGTTGTAGTAGATTAGAAAAGGAGAAAATATGGCTTATTTGAAAGGTCGTGACGTAATCAGTGGTCAAGAAGGTACTGCTTTTATTCACGTCGATGGCAAAAATGAGTTCATGTTCTATATCAAAGAACTTGAAGCGACAGTTAAGAAAAACAAAGAAGAAGTCCGCACCCTTAACAAACGTGGTACGCAAGTAAAAGCGACTGGTTTCAAGGGAGAAGGTAAGATGACCATCTACGGTGTAACTTCAACATTCAAGGAAATGATGTTGGACTACATGAAGAATGGTCGTGATACATTCTTTGATATCCAAGTGACCAATGACGATGCGACAAGTTCAATCGGTCGTCAAACAACTATCTTGCGTGAATGTAACCTTGATGAAGTTGTGATGGGTCAACTAAAAGTTGAGGAAGATTTCTTGGAAGAAGAAGTCAACTTTACTTTTGAAGATGTGGATATCTTGGAAAAATTTAATGCGCCTAAATTAGGTTAGAAAGAGGATAGATAAATGGCAATTTCAGACTTTTTACTAGAAAACGTTCAACGAGATGAAACTAAAGAAGTGACACTGGAACGTTTCAAATCTCCTTTTGTCATTCGTAGTATTGACGAAAGTTTAAATGATACGTTGAAGAAACGTGCAACAATCAAGAAGAAAAATCGTCAAGGTGTGACTATTCCTGAGTTTAACAATGAAAGATACATTGACTCATTGATGGTAGCCTGCGTTGTTACCCCAGACTTAAAAGATGCTCAACTACAAGAGTCTTATCATACAGTTGGGGATGAAGCAGCAACATTGAAAACTATGTTGAAGATTGGGGAATATAATCGACTTATGCAAGAAATCCAGTCGCTTAACGGCTTTGATGAAGATATCAATGATCTTGTCGAAGAAGCAAAAAACGACTAGAGGACGGGGACGCAGAGTTGAGTTATGCTTACTACTGTTTGCATCAATTCAACTGGACTCCGTCCTTTTTGGATAGCTTATCCAAGCGTGAAAAAGCCTTGATTTTTGCCTTTATCGATATCCGAGTAGAAGCAGAGCAAAAGGAACAGAAAGAAATGGAAAGAAAAAGTAGAGGAAGGAGGAGACGGTAGAAGATGGCTACATTAACTCAAACACTAACTCTTAAAGATAAATTTTCTAGTTCATTGAACAGTATTAATAATACAATCGACCGAACTATCGGAAAGTTTAGCGATTTGGACAGACGTGTTAAGAAGATGACGCAAACTGCAACAATTAAGGTCAAAGCAGATATGCCTAAAAATCTAACTGCGCCTAAAGTTGCTAGTCCTGTAGCACCTAAAATGGCGACACCTATCACTCCTAAACTCCCTTCAACTGGGCCACTTATTGGTGGCTTAGGCGTTGCTACATCCATGCTTGGTCGTATGACCTCTATTTCTCGTGCTTTAAATTTCATGGTTGCTATTCAAGCCTTGAGGCAAATGGCTAATTTAATGAGCGGTCTGATTAAGTCAGGCGATGATTATATTCAGACCATGGCAAGGCTTAAGACGATAGAAGACGGAACAAGGACTGGCCAAGAGCTTCAAGACGGTATCATGGCAGCAGCACAACGCTCAAGGACTGGCTTCGGTATCATGGCAGACTCTGTGGCTAAACTACGCTCTCAAGCTGGAGAAGCCTTTAAAAGCAATGATGAAGCTATTGCATTCGCTGAACAGTTGAACAAACTGTATAAAATTGGTGGTGCAAGCTTAGAGCAACAAAAAGCAGGGACGCTTCAAATCACACAGGCGCTTGCTTCAGGGGTTCTTCGTGGTGATGAGTTTAACTCTATGATGGAGAACGCTCCGCTTGTTGCCCAAAAACTAGCTAGTCATCTTGGCGTTAGCGTTGGTCAATTGAGGGCAATGGCTAAAGATGGTCAGTTAACTGGAGATACTCTTAAGAACGCTTTGCTTGGTTCAGCAGTTGAAACAAACGCTGAATTTGCGAAAATGCCGATGACCTTTGCAGACATGATGACTCAGGTTGGTAACGTAGCTTCATACGCATTTCAGCCTTTAATTCAAGCATGGCAAGAGTTCATTAACAGTACCGCTGGGCAAAACTTCATGGCAGGTTTAGAGACCGCTATGTTTGCGATTGGCCAGATAGCTATGTGGCTCTTTAATTTCTTTGTTGCAGGTTGGAACTGGGTGACTGAGAACATTAACTTTGTAATTACTGCCTTTGAACTTTTGGCTACAGTAGGGGTCATTGCAGGTTTGGCAGTTGCAGCTGCATGGGCAATAGCTAACTGGCAAATACTCTTAATCATCGCAATTGTTATTGCAATTGCGACCGCTTTGAGTGAGTTGGGAATTTCTTTTGTGGATGTTGCAGCTACCATTATTAGTATGTTTGTGTACATCGGAGAAACAGTATACAATGTCATACTATTCATCATCAACTTGTTTATATTCTTAGGCTCTCTGATTATCAATGTATTTATAGGAATTTGGAATGCAGTGATAACCGTTGCTGAAGCAATTGCAAACACATTTTTAATGGCTGTTTGGGCAGTTAAGAAAGCATTTGCCACTTTTGCTAAAGCAGTTCTAGGTGCATTTGCAGCAGTCGCAGATGGCGCAGCTAACGTTGCTACAGCTATAGGTAATGCTTTTATAGCTGGTGCTAATATGGCTATTAAGGCTATTAACTGGATTATAAAAGCAATAAATAAAATCCCCGGCGCTCCTAAAATAGGAGAGGTCGGCGAAATTGGTGCTATGTCATACAATGGAGGACTTGGTAGCTCAATTAGAGGACTAGCTGATGGTTTAGATCCTGGTTCTGCTCCTGAAAAAGTTTCTTTTGCTGGTATGAAAGGAAAAGGTTTAGAACTACACAATCCAACAGAAGGATTGAAGAACCCTTTACTTGATTCTGCAGCAGCATATCAAGGGACGAAGAATTTCTTTAATGGCATCGGTGACGCTATGAAGGGATTTGGAGACAAAATGAAGAAACAAGACGAACTCGCTTCTAAATTTGACCAAGCGAACCAAACACCAGCAGGAGCAGGTGCTCCGGAAGGTGGTGGCGGAGGTGGCAAAGGCCTTGGCGACAAGCTAGGTAAAGGAAAGAACATTGGTAACGTCGGTAAGATTGAAGATGAAGTCAAGCTGAAAGACGAAGATATTAAGATGATGCGTGATGTTGCAGAACGTAAGTACATCATTGATTACCAAGTCCTAACACCTCAAGTTAGTGTTAAATATGAGTCTAAAAATAGCGCTACTGAACAGGATATCGACGATTTAGTTGACAGAATTGAAGAAAAGATTGTCGGTCTGGTCGATAGCGACCTAGGAATTGCGTAGGAGGTAGAAAGAAATGGCGATTGGTATTTTCGTAGAGTACAAAGGTCAGGTCACACAACTTCCTGTCAATCCAGAAGAGCTAAAAACAAAGAATAGCGCTAATAACGAGTCAACAACGAGTATTGCGCTAGGAGAAATAACCCAGATGAGTTTTCCTAAACTCTCTGAGGTTACTTTCACTTCATTCTTTCCTAGAGACACTTTTCGCTCTTATGTCCTGAATAAATCAGGAACGACTGAAACCTATGTCCGACTCTTGAAGAAAATCATGGACGGCAAAGAACCTTGTCGCTTAATTATCTCTGGCGTGGGTATCAATATGCTTGCGACAGTTGAGAGTTTTGAGCAACAAAGAAAAGCTGGTATTCATGAGGATGTTTACTATGACATCACTTTCAAAGAGTACAAGATGGCCAAGGCTCGGTTTGTAAAAATCGAAAAGAAGGTATCAGAAGAGAAGAAAGCTAGTCAGCCTCAGAAAGAACAAGCCCCTTCGACTAAGAAAGAAGTGACTATCGGTGCAAAGGTGCTCGTCAATGGGCAGCTGCATAGGGATAGCTACGGAGAAGGGCCTGGTCAAACTGAGTCAAATGCAACTAGGCTTGTCAATTATATCAATATGAAAGGGTCACATCCTTATCACGTTACCATGCTGGATGGCGGTTGGCGTGGTTGGGTTACTGCTGATTCGGTGCAAGTCCTATGATGGAATTTCTGATTCAAGATGTGAATGACGGTAAAGTCTTTGATATCACTGAGTTGGTCGGAGGTGTCAAATGGGAAACCAGTATTGATTTTCAGCCGGGAAAACTTGAGTTTGATATGATCATAGACTCGCAGGTTGCTTGTAACTTTGGGGATGTTATTCGCTTCAAGGTGGATGATAAGGGCATCTTTTACGGTAAGGTTTTCAAGAAAAAGCGGAAATCAGCTAAGAAATGGTCGGTTACTGCTTATGACAGAATAAGGTATCTGAAAAACACGGATACAATCGTGTTTGAAGCCTCTAAAAGTCATGAAATCTTTAGCAAGATTTGCGAAATATCAGAACTTGAGTACAAGGTTGTTGATGAAGGGAACTGGACGTGTCCTGAAAAAATCGAAGATAAGAAAACTTATTTTGCGATGATCCAGAACGCTTTGGACTTAACATTGATTCATGGTGGTGTGTGGTACATCATCAGGGATAACTTTGGTACAGTCGAGCATATAGCATTGAATTCGCTGATTACCGATTTGGTGATTGGGGATGATAGCGTAGCGACAGACTTTGACTATGAAGGCTCTATCGATGACAGCTACAACTATGTGAAGCTGACCAAAGACAATAAACAGAGTAAGAAGCGTGAAGTTTACGTAGTGAAAGACTCGAAGAATGTTGCTCTTTGGGGTAAGCTGCAGTACCACGAAAAAGTGGATGAAAAGATGAATGAGAGTCAGATTCAACAGAAGGCTGAACTCTTATTGAAAGCTAAGAATCATCCTAAAAAGACCTTTAAAGTTCCTTGTTTAGGACATCTTGGAATCAGTGCAGGCAATAGTGTTGTACTGGATTTTGCTGATTTAGAGTCTGAAGGGATTAAGAAGAACAGTCTTGGCATCATCTCTAAATGTACCCACAAGTGGGATAAGGTGCATACAATGGATTTAGAATTGAGGACGCTGGAATAATGGCAGGAGAGTTATTAGCACGCCTTTTGGCGCAAGGAGTAGATGATGGGACAGACAGAACAGACATTGTTTTCGGTTCTGTCACATCTGTTTCTCCTCTAACAATCAAGGTTAATAATAAGCTTGAAATCCCTGAGTCCTTTTTAGTTCTAAGTCCGATGGTTAAAGAACTACGTACTGGAGATACTGAAGGGGACAACAAGAGATGGATTGTTTTTCGTGATCTTGAAGCAGGAGACAAAGTTTTAATGATTAAAGCCCAAAATGGGCAATTATACTACGTTTTACAAAGGATGGAGTGAAGATGGTAGATATACGAAACATTGAAGAAGTTGTTTTGCCATCCTACACTTATCAAGTTAAAAATGGCAGAATACACGGATATATAGATGGATTAGAGGCCATGAGGCAAGCAGTTGAAAAGATTCTGCTTACAGAACGGTTTGAGTGGGTTATCTACTCTTCGAACTATGGAGTAGAATTGGAGCGCTTGATTGGAAAACCTTATGATTTTGTAAAAGCTGACCTTGAGAGAACAATTTCTCAAGCCTTGTTAGTTGATACAAGAATTAAAAGTGTCCAAAATTTCTTCATCGAGCAGCAAACCAAGGACAGCTTGCTTTGTGTATTTGAAGTCCATACCATATCCGGTTTATTTAAAGTTGAAAAGGAGGTGACGCTGATTAATGATAGGTGATTTCTTAGAAAAATACACGTTTGATTATCTGATGAATGACGCTCTTTCTCGTGTCAATGAAAATATTGATACACGGGAGGGTTCTATCATCTATGACGCATTAGCGCCTGCTTGTTACGAGTTAGCTGGTTTTTATTTGCAGTTGAAGAATCTGCTGCTAGATACATTTCCACAGACTGCTATTGGTCAATACCTAGACTACAAGGTTGAAGAGTTCGGTCTACATCGTTATCCGTCAAAAAAAGCGGTACGCTTTGCGGAGTTTAAAAATGAGAGAAAAGAAGGCGTACAAATCGCTTTGGGTTCTCGTTTTGCGACAATTGACGATGCTGCACTCATCTACAAGGTAGTTCGTGCCACAGATGTAGTAGGTAAGTATGAAGTAGAGTGTGAGACGACTGGCGTTGTCGGAAATCGCTACTATGGTAATATCTTGCCCTTGGAGAACTACAGAAACCTCGCTACAGCAGTCTTAGGGGAAATCGTTACATCTGGCCAAGATGAAGAAACCGACGATGAATTGCGAAAGCGTTTCTTGATTTACGTCAACGAGAAACCTTTTGGAGGCAACTTCATTGAGTATGTTCAGCGTGTTCGTGAAATTGACGGTGTTGGTGCAGTTCAGGTTTATCCAGTTTGGAATGGTTCAGGAACGGTTAAAGTGGTTGTTTTAGACAACGACTTAAACTTGGCATCTACCGAGACAATCAAGAAGGTGCAAAACGTTCTGGATCCACTAGAATATACTGGAAAAGGCGTTGGACTTGCTCCTATCAATCATCGTGTGACGGTTACGACCGCGACACGCTTCCCAATTGATATTGAGTTTAAACTTGAGTTAATGACAGGATATCAGCTAAATCAAGTAAAAGAACTGGTAGACAAGGCTCTAGACCAGTATTTCTTAGATTTGAGAAAGAACTGGGCGCAATACTCAGATGTCAACACCTATAGCATGAAAATCTATCGCTCGCAGTTAATGGCCAAGTTACTGACCATTACAGGTATCGCAAACGTTGATAAGATGAAATTGAATAACCGTGAAGCTGATTTAGCACTTGTTTTTACAGGACAATTACAACAATTGCCGTATAAAGGAACAGTGAGGACGGTTTAATGGTGAAAGAAGTAAACTTATCTGAATACGTTCCAGATTACTACGAGGGCGTCAAAGATATGAAAGAACTGATTCGGGTTGAAAATGCTCTGTTTAAAGACGGGACTGTCTCGTTAGAGCAGTTCATCAAGAACCAGTTTATTATGTATTGTGACGTTCCTACCTTAACGAAATTTGAAGAAGTCTACGGTATTGTCGCTCACGCCGACGATACGTTGGACTGGAGAAGAGAGCGTGTTTTACTGCGGATCAATATGAGACCACCATTTTCTTGGTGGTTTTTAATTCGCAAATTGGACGACCTTTTCGGCAAAGGAAAGTACAAGGCTTCAGTAGATTTCGCTAATCAGGTTTTACTGATTGAGTCTGGTGCAGAAACGAGTGGACTTTTTAGAGAGTCGGTTATTTTTGTCAACGCAATCAAGCCAGCAAATATGGGCTATACACATATCCCGACAGTAACAGAGCGTGTCAAATTGAAAGAACGGTTATTCAAGACTTCAGTAGATTTTGCTAGAGCAGGGTATGCAGTTGTAGGAGTGACACCTTTTGAATATGAAGGGCCACAGGAGGAGGTTTTATTCAATGATTAAAGAAACGTTACTAAATACAGTTACAGAAACCGTACTAGCCAAAATCAACAAAGCAAGGTTGAACAATAATCAAATCGTGACGATACAGAAACAACGAGAACAACGTTTTGTCTTGATTGATTTCTTGATACCAGACTCAATAAGAGAAATCAATAAGATTGAGTTGTTAGACGCTTCAAATGTGCCTCAGTCTGTTATTGATGTATACGTTCCGATTGAAACAACGACACGATTCAAATATAGACTGGAGGTTCTAACAGATGGCTAAAATCTGGAGGTCAAGAGATATTATCGGCGCTGAGGATGCGCAACGATGGGAAAATAAAGCCGACGCAACCCACCGTCATAAGGTTGCAGACATCGACGGTCTTGAAGCGATTATCGGCAATCAAACAACAAATAAAGCGAATCAAGCAGACCTTACTGCTCACATTCAAAACCAAAACAACCCACACAATGTGACGAAACAACAAGTGGGGCTAGGGAATGTCACGAATGTTGAGCAAGCCAGTAAAGTTGATTTTCAAAATCACTTAAACAATCATAATAACCCTCATAGCGTTACAAAGACACAGGTAGGTTTGGGGAATGTTACGAATGTGGAACAGGCTAGTAAGCAGGAGTTCAACGCTCACGCTACTAATCGCAACAATCCACATAGCGTTACGAAGTACCAAGTTGGTCTGGGTAACGTAGATAACGTCAGACAAGCAAGCTATGAGTCTGTAGAGGATTTGAAGCGTGAATTTCAGGAGCACGAAGATAGATTAAACGCTATCGAGTACATGTTCTTGCAGAATGATTTCACTGCTCCGATTCGTACGGAAGACGGTACAGAACATACCTTGCTGGCTGATGAAAACGGTCATGTGATTGTCGCAGATTGGAAATATAGAATGGAGGTATAATATGGCAGTAATTAGTACACAGACACGGAAAGTAACTGATTTACCACAAACATATCAGGTCAACAATTCGGACAACATCATGATTCATGATGGGCGTGGGTTGAAAAAAGTGTCTGTGCAGACTTTTAAAAACGGAGTGAGTCTAACTCCCACAACCGCAACAGCTGGTTCAAATGGAGTTGTCAGACCTGATAACTCAACGATTACAGTCGATAGCTCGGGTGTTTTACGAGTAAACAGGTCAGCTCTTGGGATTCCAAGCACACCATCCGAAGTAGTCGCTAATAAGCTGATTAACCAAAACGGAAATCAGCAAATGAAGTATTGGTATGGGTCAAAGGCACAGTATAATGCAATTAGCACAAAAGACCCGAACACAATCTATGATGTGTATGAGTAGGTGATATTATGGCTACAAGAGAAGGAATCTATGTCGGAGGGCATGAGATTGTAGAACGATATGTTGGTTCGAGATTGGTGTGGGAGAAGTGGGTGTTTGTAAAACAAATAGACATGTCTGAAGAAGTTTCAATCAGTGGTGGCAGCGGATTAACAGTTTCTTTGGAAAAGGAACGGAATGGATATGGTTATAATACAGGTCGTTGGGGCAATGGTAAGTTAATCATTGCAGGTCGAACAATATTAGTCAAGTCAGCAACAGCAGAAATCTATACTAATAGCTGGAACAACAGGTCTTACTACAAAATTACTTTAGAGTTTTACAATTCAACAGATAAAGATCAATTTTTGTCTAATCGTAACTATCGTGGTTTTCAATTTTATTCTAAAGAGAAAAAGAGGTAATTTAACATGGAATTTGTATTAGTAAATAAATTTTTTAGAGTTGGCAAGACGGAAGTCTCTATTCAATGTGACAAGCCGTTTACTTTTTTCACTCGTGAACTTGATGGTGACCATTTGGGTGATACGGATGAAACACTTATTGAAGCAGTCAAAGAGATTCTACGAACTGAATTAGACCCAACAAGTGCTATCGTTAAGAACCAAGAACAATTGGCTAAAACGACTGCAGCACTTGAACAAGCAAATCAGCTCATGGAAGGCATGCAGAAGGTCAGCTTGCATAATACTGACGATATCGAAGAAATCTTTGCACGTTTGGAAGTGCTTGAGAAACACAATGGCATTGATCATGAGCATGAGGACGAAGCAGAGGGACACGAGGAAGCACCTCACGTTGCCGAGGCAGAGACAACTGCTACTGAACCTGCTCCAGTAACTCCACCAGTTCAACCAGAACCCCAACCAGATACAGAAGTAGCCACAAACGGAGTCCCTAACGTGGTCGTATCTGAACCAGCACCAGCACAACCAACTACTGAACAACCAGTAGCAGAAGCACCTACACAACCTGCACCAGCAGTAGAACAACCAACAGAAAGCGAGACAGAACATGAAATTCCTACACCGACAAGCGAAGCGAGCACTAGTCAAAACAATGGAGGTAGCAACAATGAGTAAAATTACATTAGACCAAGCTAAAATCGACATGTACATTAACTTGCTGAAACGTGGAGCGATTGACTTTTCATTTGTCAATAAACGCTTCAAAGACCGTGTACGCAAAGAATTGGAACGCCTTGGCTTGAGCCATTTGGCGAACTAGAGAGGTGTTTATGGACGTCTTTGATAAAATAGAACACTTTTTCACTAGCGTAATGCCAGTGCTAACTCCAACAATAATTGCTTGGATTAGCTATCGATTGCCGAAAAAAGCCAAAGAAGAAACAGATAAAATTGTCTCGGAACTAACCGATGTCAAGAAACAGATTGAAGATGTCCAAACTACCGCTAAAGATAGCAATTCCAAAATTGACGAAGTGCAAGAAAAATTAAAAATTCACGATGAGGCGCATCTAAATACCATGAAGTTGCGCCTCAGCCGTGATATGAGAAGTGCTATTAATAGAGGGTATACCTCTAGAGATGAATTCTCACTAGTGGAAAGCATGCATAAAAGCTATAAAACTCTAGGAGGTAACGGCTACATAGATCGTTTATTCAGCGATTTTGAAAAATTGGATATTACGGCAGATATCTTAATTGATGATTAGATAGAAAGAGGTTCAGAATGGGTTGTAACAAACGTAGAGTTAATACAACCAATTTGGCTCGGATTGATGGTGGCGACCTTATTAAGCAAGGGGATTTGTCTTCTACCTTTGGGTTTGAGTTGTTAGACGAGAATTACCGTGTCATGACCTTGTTTGAAGGTCAAGATGCGGTTGTCACTCTGACAAAGGGACAACGAAGATGGAAGACAACTGCTCCCGTCACTAGCCATTCTGTCAATTTCAATTTAGACAGTGTTCTACCGAGCGGAAAATACCGAGTAGAAATCTCAGTCGGAGGGTATATCTTCCCGAGCGACAGAGATACTTATATTGAAATTGAAGACTCAGATAAAGAATTGGTTACGGAAGATGTCTACACTTTGAAGGAATTAGACATCGAAAAAGAAGTAAAAAAACAGCTTGCAGAAAGGCCTGCAAGCGAAGGTGGAGTATGTCCGGAATTTCCAGACCTACTCTTTTTTTACAACTTAGGAAAGGTATAGAAAAAAATGGAAACTACAAAATTAACAGAATTTGCCCGTACATTGGGAGAAGATAACAAACGAGTTAACGAAGAATTAAAAAACAAAGTTAGCACGTCAGCAATGACGCAAGCTATCTCTCAGGCAGTCACTCAAGCTAAAACAGAGGTCAAGGCTGAAATTTTAGGTGAAGGAACGCCTGAAAATCTTGACACACTGAAAGAAATTGCAGAAAAAATCACGAGCATGGGGCAAGACGAAAACGGCGCACTCCTTGGAAAAATTACCGAAGTTGGCGGACGTGTGGACCAGATTGCTAATCTTGATTTGGTAGAGACTTACAATCAAGCGAAAGCGTGAAGCCTATGAATAACCTTGAAAATCTAGCAACAGAAATTGGTAAGGATATCAAGGATATCAGATCACGTTTTGCGACGAAGCAGGAAATGCAGGAAGCGACTGAGATTGACTATTCTCAGATTGTCACGCATGATGAGCTTGAGGGTAAGCATTATCTAACTGAACATCAGAACATTTCTCATTTGGCGACTAAAGCAGAGGTAGTCACGAAACTAGATAAGGTCGATTTTGATCAGCTAAAACGTGACGTTGTGACGCATGGCGATTTAGCAGGTCGAAACTATCTAACAGAACATCAATCCTTGTCAGGCTATGCCTTGAAATCGGAGTTATACAATGATATCCCAATTAAGGCAAGGATTAGTGCGTTAGAAAACCGTCCATCATTCGATACGCTGACACCGACTCAACGTGATAGATTGAAGGGTGAGAATGGTCATAGCTTAAGTGTCAATGTCCGTATCGAAGGGTCTTATCGAAATGGCGCGACTAGTCAATTGAACCTATTTGCGGATGTATTCTACGATGGCGAAGCGGTCACGAGTGGTTATACTCTTGATTATTACTACCGTGGTTTTGGGAACAATAATTGGGGGGTATTGAGAAATCAGACCCCTGATTCAGCTGGAAAATTTGGAACATGGAGTGCTACCCAGCGCTCTGGTGGTTGGTTTGAAGTCCGTATTGAAGTGAACTACAGAGGTCTAAAAGCCTCTGGGTTCGCTCATTTGGATAATGTCAACGATGGCGAGCGTGGTCCGCAGGGTGTCCAAGGTGAACGAGGTCGTGATGGAAAAGATGGCGAAGTAAATTTTAATCTATTGAACGGAACCAAAGGCTTCAAACGAGATTTGTTTGGAGCGCCAGAAGGTTGGCAGCGAGATTTGATTTGGAACGTTGAACCTGACAAATATAAAGATTTTACAGTTCTATCCACAATTCACGATAGCAACGGGTTATGGCAAAACGTTGAAGTGAAGCAAGGAAAAGTGTATGAATATGGGTTTTATGCAAAAGCTGAAGTTGCTCACAATAATGCATTTGTCGGAGTAAGTTGGCCTGCATCAACAGCAAAAACGCCTATTGTCGAAGGAAATCCAAACACATTTGGAATTCAACTAACTACTGATTGGAAGTTTTACAACTATCGTTTTACAGCTGAAAAAGACGGGTGGACTCAAACACGACTTGAACAAAGGCAAGAAATGCGTGGCAAAAAATTATATTTATGTGGTTTGTATTTGAAAGAAGTCAAAAACAACAAAACTGAACCGCTTGGTTGGTCACCATCTCTTGAAGATTTGCGAGGACCAACAGGTCCAGCAGGCCCCAGAGGATCAGATGGCGCGCCTGGACAAAATATTCTCAACCAAAACAATGGCCAAGAATTGAAGTATTGGTATGGGTCAAAGGCACAGTATAATGCAATTAGCATAAAAGACCCGAACACAATCTATGATGTGTATGAACAATAGAAAGGAAAACATATGATTAACTGGAAACTACGACTAGAAAACAAATTTTTCTGGCTGACTGCAATCCCAGCCTTCTTGCTTGTCTTGCAAGCAAGTGCAGCAGTCTTTGGATATCATCTGGATTTAGGTGATATCGGCAACAAGCTGATTTTGCTTGTCAATGCGGTGTTCGTGTTCTTGACTGCTATCGGTTTGGTCAATGACCCAACAACAAGCGGAATTACAGACAGCACACGAGCGCTAGAATACAAGAAACCAAGTGAGGAGTAAGTATGTCTAAAAAACAGGAAATGATTCAATTCTTCATCGACAAAGCTAACGCTGGAGATGGAGTTGATAACGATGGAGCTTATGGTTTCCAATGTGCTGACGTACCTTGTTATGGGATTCGTCATTGGTACGGCGTGACACTTTGGGGGAATGCTTATGACTTGCTTGAGTCAGCACGTTCACAAGGCTTGAAAGTCGTGTATGACACTGACTATCCAAAGGCTGGTTGGTTCTTCGTGAAAAGCTATGTGGCTGGCGACGGTGTCAATTATGGGCATACAGGGCTTGTCTATGAGGACTCAGACGGATATACTATCAAGACGATTGAGCAGAATATAGATGGTAACTGGGACTACTTGGAAGTAGGTGGCCCTTGTCGCTACAATGAGCGCTCTGTCGATGAAATCGTTGGGTATATCGTACCGCCTGAAGAAGTTGAAACTGGCTGGCAACAGAACCAGTACGGTTGGTGGTGGGTTCGTGAAGACGGCTCTTATCCAACCGACAAGTGGGAGAAGATCAACGACGTTTGGTATTACTTTGATGATAAAGGCTTCATGAAACGTAGTACCTGGTTGAATTACAAGGATGCTTGGTACTGGTTCACAGATTCAGGCTCTATGGCTACTGGCTGGGTTCGTATCAATAATGCTTGGTATTACTTCGATGAAAAAGGTAAGATGGCCACAGGTTGGATTAAACATAAGTTGACTTGGTACTACCTAGACCGTAAGGCTGGCAACATGGTATCAAATGCCTTTATCCAATCGGCAGACGGAACTGGCTGGTACTACATCAAACCAGATGGAACGCTAGCAGATAAGCCAGAGTTCACAGTAGAGCCTGAGGGCTTGATTACAACAAAATAATTTAAAAAATAAAATGGAAGGAAAACTTTTCTAAAATGTGTATCTACCGCAGGCTCAGGCTTGCGGTTTTTTGTTTGACAAAAATAAAAACAGTGAAATTACTCACTGATTCTTTTGTAAACTACAAGGATTAAATTGTAACCTTCTCAACTATACGGGCAAATATGAGTATGAAAATGAATACGATGATGAAT